AGAAGTGTTCGATACGGCTATGATCGGCGGCATGCTACGCGCAGTCCGCGACGACAGCCTCGTTGACCGATACATGGGCGAGTTGTCTAAGGGGCTCGATAAGCTGGGTCGCATTCTGTTTATGTTTTACTGGCACGGCGACCGGTTCGCTGACCGATACGGCAAGTCCGATATGCCGGAGCTGGAAGATTCGTTGCGCAATGCTTTTGAAATGCTTGGCGACGTTATTCTCTTCCTAAAGCAGAAGACAATTGACCCGTACCCGGACGAGAATTCGCAAAACGTGGATCTCAGTGCCGTTGCAAACTCGTAATAGGTGAAATATGGCTAGCACGATTTGGTCCGGCACAAAAGCGTTTACCGCGGTAAGCAACCAAGAAACAGTAATCCCGATCCCGATGCCGCATCGCGGTATTCTGCGCGGGTACTCGCTTGTTCAGAGCACTGGTGCAAAAGCTGGTTTTACGGCGGATCTTTATTCAAGCAATCAAGAAACAGAGCCGAACGCATCTCTGCCGGCGGAGTCTTTTCATGTGTTGAGCCTGTCCGATTTTGCTGACGTTGTTGCTGATCCGGACGTTGTAGACATCGCGGAAAACACGAACACAAACGTCGCGTATATGAACCGCGACGGCTCGCCGTCAAATGCGCAGCGTTTTCTGTATTTGTGGATTAAACCGGCGGGTACTGGTAGCAAAAACTTTGCGCTGACCGTAACAGTTGAAACGCCGACTCTTCGGTAACTAGGGGGCTATTATGCCAGAAGAACCAGCGCGTGTTTTTCGCGCTATTCACATGCCGCGGCGTCGCCGCGAGGCCGAGAACGCCACTGACGGCGCGCCTATTAACGTACAACCCGGTGAGCTGCTCTACGACTACGAGCAGAATAAGCTATATGCCGGGCTTGACGACGAAACAGCTGTGCAGGTTGGTGGTGCGGATAACAACTACGTAGAAAGCGACGCCGCTGAAATCACAGGCGCAACGGTGATTACAAACATCGTCAAAATTACCCAAACCGGGTACAACGCGCTGGCGACTAAAGATCCGGCAACCGTGTACTACATTGTTGCTGAGTAATCGCTATGCCAGTGGTAAACAGCGATACATACATAGGCAGCAGCAATATCACGTCTATCAAAATAGGCGATGACGACGTTGAACGCGTGTTTGTAGGCGATACGTTGGTGTTTTGCCGCGGCGACTCGTGTTGCGATGAGGCCACAGCTCCCGTCAAAATGACTGGCTGGGCCGCAGGCGAGCGCACGCTTTCTCCTATTCCCTACGCACCTTATGGCCGAGCAACTTATCAATACGGGGATGAAGTTGTTCGCTATGAGACAGGCGTATGGCTTTACACAAATGCGACATACGGAGAACTTGCGCGGGCGTACAGTTACGCAGCCCGACCTTGGCTTGTAAATTGGCCCGCGCCATATGCGGCTGAGCAAGTTTGCGCGCCGTGTGTTGAGGGTTGCACGGATGACACGGCCACTAATTACAACCCCAACGCAACGTGCGACGACGGCTCATGTATTCCGTGTGTTTATGGCTGCACGAACCCAGTCGCCGACAACTACAACCCGTTAGCGACTTGCGATGACTTTTCTTGCACTGGCGATTCTGGTTTCAAGTGGATGCGAATGCTTAGCGTAGATTCCACCACGGCGTCTGGAATCGGGCAGAACAACATTACAGTCGCGATTACCCAGACCGGCGGCGGTATGGAGCCGCACCCCGGCATGTACGCGGCTTCAAATTTCCCGGCAGAATACGGCGTACCGGCGACTGGCACGCAACTTAAAAACACGCAGGCCGGTGTGTTTACGGCGGTGTTTAGTTCGCCTGTCACAGACGCCCTAGTCGCGTTTGCGAGTGTGGGCCAAAGCGGAACGCCAGTTACGGTAATTGTGCTCGATGAAAATGGCGCGCCAAGACCGTTTACGCCGATTTGGTCGTCAGGCGGCGAAACAACATATCAAAATCCAGTAGGTACAGGGCCGGATTTCCAGTACACGCAGTTTATTGGCGAAGAAGGTTTTAACATCATTCGCATCGACGGCGCAATGAGCAGTGTGACGTTCAACTACACAGTCAGTGAAAATTACTGCACCGTTTGTTTTGGGTTTGTTGATCAAAACGTTGGCACGCCTACACCAACTCCTACGCCCACTCCTACGGCAACGCCTACGCCCACTCCTACGGCAACGTCAATTCCGCCTACACCAGAACCAACCGCAACACCGACACCTACACCAACACCAACAGCAACAGCTACGCCTACGCCAGAACCAACCGCAACACCTACACCAACACCAGAACCAACAGCTACACCAACGCCTACCCCAGAACCAACAGCTACACCAACGCCTACACCAGAACCAACAGCTACACCAACGCCTACCCCAGAACCAACAGCTACACCAACGCCTACCCCAGAACCAACAGCAACGCCAATTCCGCCTACAGCTACACCAACGCCTACACCAACACCAACAGCAACGCCAATTCCGCCTACAGCTACACCAACGCCTACACCAACACCAACAGCTAGCGCGGCGTACATATCGTTCAGTGCGTTTTACTCGTTGGGGAATGTGTTTTCGTCGTCGGAGTACAGCGCTACCGGGTCCGGCACACCTGCCTCTCCGCTGGTAGCAGTCGTTGGCGGAAATACGTACCACGACAATCGCCTATGGCTGTTGATCACTCAGTCAGGCACGCTGTCATGGTCGCTACAGATGAGCAGCGAGCAGGACTATGACTTTGGATCCCTCTACCGTACCACCGGCTCTCCAGCACAGCACACACCTGGCGGCGCTATCCCAGGAACTGTGACGACGCTGTCGGTCCGCTCTGGCACGCAAACAGCCAGCGGCACACTCTCGGTGACTTCTGGCCAGTACGTGGTAGTGACGTACACAAAAGACGATTCGGGAGACGTTGGCACAGACAACATCACAGTCACGCTATCGATTACACCAACACCAACAGCAACAGCTACGCCTACGCCAGAACCAACAGCTACACCAACGCCTACGCCAGAACCAACAGCTACACCAACGCCTACACCAGAACCAACAGCTACACCCACTCCCACACCAGAACCAACAGCTACACCAACGCCTACCCCAGAACCGACAGCTACACCCACTCCCACACCAGAACCAACAGCTACAGCTGGAGCAGGGGGAGCGCAAGGATTTGTCGTGAGCGGTGCTGGTTCATCAGCCTTTAACGGCACCTATTGCCCAGACGGCACTCTTAATGGAAAAGCCCGATATGTATTGGCTGGAAGTAATTACACAATAGAATATACAAATAATTGGGTAGTAAATGAGGAGGAAAACTATGGACCTGGATGGTTTATCCAGGCTGGCAATAGTAACTGGACATTTACTCAGTATTTTAACCTTTCTTCATCAGCCACTCCGCCATTAAGCGGTTGGACAACCTATCTTGCCAGCTCACCAGCACCAACACTATCATCTACAACATGCGGTGGATCAAACCCAACACCAACAGCAACGCCAATTCCGCCTACAGCTACACCAACGCCTACCCCAGAACCAACAGCTACACCAACGCCTACCCCAGAACCAACAGCTACACCCACTCCCACACCAGAACCAACCGCAACGCCTACGCCCGCTGCGGCACTCACTCCGCTTTCCGGCCTGACGACAAACGGCACTGCCTCTGGCTCGGGAACCGCAGCCAGTCCCTTGGTCTGGTCGGGGTCAATCCGATGGGGCGGTGTTGCGGGTTCAAGCGCAGGTGCCGCATCTGCATTCACAGTACAAACATCCGGCATGCTTTACATTAACGTAACGGCGCAAGGTGCTATGTGCGGAGACAGTGATCAGAGCAGTGAGTGGTACAAGAATGGAGTGTACGCTGGCCTAGCAGGAGTGTGCCGCAGCAGTTATACCGGCTCTTTTGCCGTAGCAGCAGGCGACACCATAAGCGTGCTGTACGCGGCGTACTACGGCGAAGCCTTAACTGGTTTTTCTGCATATGTGGCTTAAAGCATCCCTACCCGCCGTTCCGGAGTTGCCGCCCAGCGCTGGATGGGTACGCGTGCAAGACCCTGCGTTTGTGCTTGACGCACTATTTGAAATGCCGACAAACATTTCCGCCAACAGTTCGGCCAAAAACTTGTATTGCGACGGCAGGGCGGACGGTGTAACGGGCAGTTGGTTGTATCCTCCCGGTGGTGGTCAGGGGTGGCACACAAATACGCACTTTTCGCCGCGGCGGCTCTATATTTCGTGGAGCGAAACGGGAAACAGCGGGATGTTGTTTCTCAAAGACGACTTAGTTGTCGAAGACCGCGACGAGCGTGGTTGGAACATTCGGCTGTTTGACGCCACGCAGCCGCACGCGGTGTTTGCGCGGTGTTGGCGCTACAGCGTGGGTTATGCCGTTTAATCGCAAAATCGACTGACACTATTAATTTGTACGCTTTAACATGGCCAATACACGCATTACAGATTTGTTGGACGCCGTAAGCGTTAGCGGTAACGACCTACTTGTTGTTTTAGATACGACAACAACGCCGCCGACAGCTAAATCCGTTGCGGCTAGCTATATCGCGACACTTGCGCCAGTTGCATCTGTCGCCGGCAAGGTTGGCGCAGTAACGCTGACGCAGTCAGATATCTCGGGCTTGCCCGCGGCGTTAGCCGGGCGGTTGGACGCCGACAATTACATAAGTTTTACATGGGCCACGCGAACAATTACCGGCGTTGTTAGCAATTATTTAGCGCAACCAGCAAACATGCTGCGGTTAAACACAATAGGTGCGGCTACAATCACCGGGTTTAGCGGCGGTGCGGCGCACACGTGGCACCGAATTATTAACGTCTCGCTGAACAACATCACAGTTGTGCCGCAGTCCGCGCAAAGCGAGGCCGCAAATAGAATTGTGCTGCCCGGCAACACAGCCCGAGTAATCTATCCAAACCAAGACGCGATATTTTTTTACGACCCAACGATCCAGCGCTGGCGCTCTCCGGGCTGTCCTGTGAATTACGGCTATTAGCATGCTAAACGCGCTACGCGACAATCCGATGCGCGCGCCGCACTGGCGATGGCTGCGGGCAATGCAGGTAGACGCCGGCGGCCAACGCCCTTCGCGCGTCATAGATGGCGGCGACGGCTTCGCGTGGATCCGGCGAGCGCTGCGACTAAAAAGACGACACGCATTAGCCTCGACTCGACCGCAGGCTATTTTTGCGCTTGCGCGCGCCGATAAGGAACTATTCTGGGCGCACTCAATTTGGGCCGAAGAGCGCGCGCCGACTCGTTGGGCGATTGAGGCGCACATTCTTGCAAACGAAGATGACGAATCCATAGCCAAAAAAGTGGGCTGCGACCCGGCTGTAATAGAAGCGTACGAAGCTGTATTTTTTAATGTACGCGAAAAGCTAGACAAGGTTAACTACATTTCAAACGTGGTCATGGGCGATGCAGTTGCGCGCGGTTTAACCGAGCGGCAGTATGATTTACTCTGGAAGCTTTTCGGTTATCGCGGTGGTTCGCATGTACTAGATGCCATGATTGGTAAATTCAGTACGCTGGCAAAACCGCAACGCCCAGAAGACGTGTCACAATTCTTCCAAGAAGCTGCAATTAACTCTATGCGACATAAGGCGGCTGTGGCGGCTCTGACGGTGCCGATCAATACGCATACACAACTGCCGCTCCTCGACGCCTACGTTAAATACGTCGAAATTGAGAGAACCACGCAAAATGCAGAGCGCGCACACGTCGGAATTGTGCAGAATATTGGCGCGATGCTGGCGGCTCTGCCATTCAAAGTAGGCACAAAGCTGGATTCCGCAGGGGATAAAATGGTACCCTTTGATAATAACGCCGCAGAATTGCGCAGTGATGAATTAATGGTCGTAGCGGCCGGCGGGAAGCTTAAAAATCAGCCACTGCTTGAAGAGTTAAGATTTCCTGGAGAATAAAGCATGCAGCCACTTAGCAAAGAAGCCGAAAACAAGCTTCTCGCGGCGATCGAAAAAGCCGCAGAGCTTGTGAATTCCGGCGAAACGCCAAACGCCGCTATTATCAAAGTGGCCGGCGATGAAAATATCCCGGCTGGCCATATCAATTTGATGGTGCACGCGTATAACACCGGCCGCACGACGAAACAGCGCGAAAGCGGAGATTCGGCGCACGAAAAAGCTGCCGACTTCAACCTAGCAGACGCCGACGTAATCATGGACGCGCTTTACCCGAAGAGTGTAAAGACATCTGCTGAAATCGCAACGAATTCGATTGTGTCGACAGAGTATGCGGTTTCTCCCGTTGGCTTTTTATCGCGTCGTAAAGCGGTAATGGAGAAGGCAGCGGCCGCGTTAATCGCTTTACCCGAGAAGACGTGGATTGCTCCGCCTCGAGACGAGCATGCCGAGGCTATGCGTGGTTACAGTAAGAAACAGGCAGAAAAGCGCGCCCTAGAAGAGCTGCGGCGAGTGGCCACAGTTGCTTACAGCAAAGCCGCTGAGGCGATGGACGAGCTTGCCACTTATTTTCGCGCGCCCGGCAACATGCGTTTCGGCGATGCGGTGAAACAAGCCGGCCTGCGACTAGGCGACGAGGGCGTGGCTGTGCTGACAAAGCTTGCTGAGGTTTATCCTTGGCTGAAGAAGCAAGCCGCCACGAATAAAGCGCATTTTGGCAATAACGGACCGTACGCGCTGATTGAAACCGTCGTAGAAAAACTTGCCGAGTACAAGGAGTACCAAGCCAAGTTTAACGACGCCAGCCCGGCCAATAAGCAAGCAAGCGCAGAGAAGCCGGAACCGATTACCAGCTCTATTCTCTTCAATCCGTTGGAGGTACCGCTTGAACTAAAAAAAGCTAATGCGTCGCCAACCTTGCCAACAGGGCCGGTATCGGCGACGCAAATGCTCGGTCAGACCATGTACGAGGGCGCCAACAGCTACATCAAAAAACCGGAGCAATTGCGCAACGAAGCATTTGCCGACATTACCGATCCAGACCACGAGCGCAAACTAAAAAACATTCGCGCGCAAAGTGTTCTGGCTGATTTAATCGTCAATGATCCTGTAATCTCCGGGCATGATCCGCGAGACGTAACTAACGCGTTTAATGAGCTTGCTGAAGTTGCGCCAAATTTCATGGACTCGTCGGCAACAGTGCAGGCGTTGTTGCGCAAAAGGTTAGAGGCGGGCCAGCTGGCGGATTTCGACCTCAAGCAACTGGTAGAGCTTGAAAAAATCAAAGCAGAACAGCAGAAAAACCTGGTTGATACTCAGGTTCGGAAGCGCGACTTACTGGGGTGAGGCATGGACGAGCAAACAGCTGGAAAATTTGCAGAGCTACTCGGCAAGTGCGCGGCCACTGGCGATTCGCGCGAGCTTGTAAAGCAAGCCGGTCTACCTGAAATTTTGCTTGCGTCCTTGGCCGGCGCTGGTGTCGGCGGCGCTGCTGGGTACTTTGGAACGGAAAAAGAAAAAAACAAAGCGCGAAATGCCGCGTATGGCGCGTTAACCGGCGGGCTGGGCGCGGGCGGCTTACAAACGGCGTATCACTACTTAGGCAACAGCCAAAGCCCGAAAATTGATGGAGCAGCTTCGGGAACGGGTAATACGATAAACAAAGCGCTTACCGGCGCGTTTAATACCGTTACTCTGCCCTTTCAATCATTGGCCGCCGCCAGCGGTCTCGGCTTCGCTAATTTACCACTCGGCAGTAAAAGCATAGCTACGCGCGCCGCAGATAGCGCAGTTGGGCTGTATGACCGCATTACCGGCAAGTCTGTCAACACAGGCTCGCTGGCAACCGCGCTTACTGAGGGTAAAATAAAATCGTTAAGAGGCGGTAAAGGCGCAATAGATCCGGCAAGAATTTTACAGAGTATAATCGATGCAAATCCGAAAAACCCTGTTGTAAAAAAATTACAACTACGCGGCCAATTTGCAAACGATCCCGCGATTGCTCAACAACAGGTTGCGCAGTTAAACAGCCTAACTAAACCGCCGCAGCAATTGCCGGGTGATTTTTTAACGCAGCTGCAAAAAGCGCATAAAGGCCCACGCGGCCGAGTAATGGCGGGCAGAGCTGGCCGGGTTGGCGGAAACTTGGCGGGTATAGCCGGCGGTTTGGGCACTGAATATGTACTCAATACGCTCTATAATTTGTTACAAGGGAAAGCCGACAAGTAGGGACACGTACACATGAGCATGATCAAAGTAATTCAGCCACAATCGCAAGATTTCAGCGAACCCGTCGCGGCGCTCATCAAAGTATCTAGCCGCGGCATCATCGGCAATGATAAAGCCGATTTGATTAAACGCGCAGGGGCTGAATTTGCGGATAAACTGCAGAACATTAAATTCGCAAAAGACGAAGTTCCTGTACACCTCATCGCTATTGGCGCCACAGAGGATTACGGCCCGAACCGCAACGGCGACGGGTTTAAGCGCGCCTGCTGTGAAAAATACCACGACACGTTCACAAAATTTGCCAGGTTCTATCGCGACCATCTGAACAAGAATCCGGCCAAGAGCTATGGCCTAGTTAAAGCATCCGCGTATCACGAGCCGATGAAGCGTATTGAGCTCGTAGCCGCGCTTAACGCCACGAAAGAAGCGGCTGATCGCAATGGCGGCCTGGTAGCGGACAAAGAACTCGAGAAGCTCGCTCGCGGCGAAGATATCGGCGTGTCCATGGCCTGCACTATCCCGTTTGACGTATGTAGCGGCTGCGGCAACAAAGCAAAAACCCGCGCCGAGTACTGCGACTCAATTGAAAAGGGCGGCCACTGTAAAGCAGGCGGTTTAAAGCACAACATGGGTCGGTGTCTTTCCGACGGACATGTTCTTCACGCCGATAACCCAAATCCCCGGTTTTTTGATATCTCACATGTGTTCCGCCCGGCCGACCGTATCGCTTATATTTCTGGCGCGTTTGACAAAGTTGCAGCTGCTGGAATTATCTCCGGCGCCGAGCTTGCCGAACGTCTTGGCGTAAGCGCGCCGTCGGGACTCGGCGTAGAGTTAGGCACGCCGGCGCATGTTTGTGCGCAGCTTGCGGCGCTCGAAAAGCTCGCCGAGGCTGAGCAATTGAGCCAAATTGGTCCTATTTGGAATAAAACGCTTTTGGCGCAATCGGCCGCGGTACAGGAGCCGATTAACCTAGCAGAGATAGAGAACGTGAAACTGGCTGAGGTTTTTCGTGCTTTGTCGGATGCCGGTGTTATCCTGCCGGTGCGCGACTTCCTTGCTTTAACTGTTAAATCAGCCGGACCTGATTTGGCGCACGCTGTCGTTGATGCGCTCCCGGGTATGTTTTCGAAAATAGCCGAACGTCACGATGTTGTTTCATGTTTAGAGCAAAACGCGTATAATTCTGCTTATGCGGCCGCACCTCGCGCGCGTATTTGGGCGGAGAAGGTCGCCGCTACGCGCAGCGTACTTCCAAAAGAAGTAGAGAAGCGCGCATACTTAGCCGTGTTACGCAATGCGCCGTTACCGGCAACAAATAATACAAGTTTCCATCAGTTATCCAAGACGGCATCAACAAGTACACCGGCTGTAACCGCTCTTGCGCATCACTACGCCATGTATAAAATTGCTGCTTTCGCGGACTTCATGAAAAAATATGACGCTGATGGGTTGACAGCCCCGTACTGTGTTATGCAGAATTACATAAAGTAAACGACGCTGATACTTACGATCGGCGTATAAAGGAGACCATTATGGCACGGATGCAACGTTCGCTTTTCGCGCAACTGAACGCGCTGGCTGAAGAGATTTCGCAGAATGCGGAGAAGGTGGCGGCTGCTAAACAGGCCGCGCCGGTCCCCGCCGATCCGGGTGGTTATCAGGGTGCTTCTTCGCATCCGAGCGCGCACGTCGATAACGACGTGCAGAAAGCGACGACTGGCGCACGTGCCGCCGAGTACGAAGCCGACATCAAGCAGCAGCAGGGCGCGCTTGCTGTTGATAACACTCCGGAAATGTCGCAAGAAGGTCGGCAAGACCAGGTGCAGACAAACATCGGCACCAACGTCGCGGCCACTGGCGAAGATCCGGCAGCGGAGAAAGATTACAAGGGCACTAAAGACGACCCGGGCACATCGCATCCGGCTAAGGCCAACGACGGCGAGAAGTACAGCTCGGTTACGTTCAAGCAAGCGCACGCGCAGTGCAGCACACTCGGTAACGAGATTCTTGCTGACCTCATTAATTTTGGTGCGGTCGCTGTTGAGCAGAAAGCGGCTGGCATGCCGCCGCAGCTCGCCGCTGCTCTTGGCGAAAAAAAGGAAAAGCCGGCTGAGGACAAAGACGATAAGGCCGAGCACGGCGAACTAAAAGGCGACCAGCACAAACTGGACGTAGACCACGACGGAAAAATCGAAGGCAGCGATCTTGCTAGCTTGCGCAATGGCAAGAAAGCCAACGCCGAAGCTTTTGCCGCTGGTTACGAACTTGCCGCCGCGATTGGTTTAGACAAGCAGGCTGCTGAAGCCAGTGTGCGCGATGTTTGCGCTAACACGCTTCGCGAGGCCGACGAGATGGCTGAGCTGTTCGTCGGTTTTTACACGGCGAAGTCCGCCGGGGCTGATCCTATCGAAGAGGCGTCCGAGGGCGAAGATCACGGAAACCCTGAAGACGTAGGTTCTGGCGAAAACGGGCCGGCTGCTAGTGAAGAGGTTCTAGGCGGCGGCGCGGAAGCCCCGGGCCTCGAAAGCGCGCCGCCCTCGGAAGACGAGGCGCTGCAGGAGCTAGCGATGGCGCTGCAAGAGCTTGGAATCCCGCCGGAAGTTCTAATGCAGCAGCTGGCTGGCGAAGCCGGTGGCGAAATGCCGATGGGCGGCGAGATGCCGATGGGCGCCGCGCCGAAAATGGCGGCTGCCAATGAGTTAAAAATGATCGGAAACGCCGTGCTGAATTTTCAGCAGTCCGGTAACTTTCAGATCAAAGAAGCTCGCACAAAGCGGTCGCGCGAGCTGCGTGACACTATGAAGAGCTACGTTCGCGAGCTCCTGAGTCGTTAATTACACGGAGGTTTCCACTATGCCCGATAACAACGTTTTAGTGCAGAAGATCATCGACTACATCGGTTACTCCGATGCGGCGATGAGCAAAGCTGCTACGGTGCTCAAGGAGCGCGAGACTCAGGTTGAGAAACTCGCCAAGCTCATTCCGGAAGCTGTGAAGGCCTGCGCCGATAACGAGCGCATTGAGCCGAATCAGAAGGAAGCGCTTGCGGCTGCTCTTCAAGATCCGGTTCGTACTATGGAGCTGGTTATCAAGCTAGCCTCGCACCGTAACGGCGCGGAGCTGGCGCGCATCGGCACGCCGCATGTGCAGAAGACCGCTGGTTACGATCCGAACACAAGCGTCACAAGCTCGTACGTGGGAGCTCGTGACGGCAAGCTCAGGGCTAGCGACATTAAACTGTTCACCGGCCTTGGTCTTAACCCGCCCACGAGTTGATTAGGTTTTTCCACTAAGTGCGTGACGCACTTTCACCCAAGTAAGACACGGAGGTCTTAAAATGGCTGTTGCTCCCGATCTTCCCTTCGAACATGGCCTGGATATCAAAAAGGGCTGGTTCGACATGGCGTCGCTCGACTACTCGGCTAAGCTGGGTACCGTCGGCTACTCTGTTCCTCGCGGCCGCGTAGTTCACCTCGAGGTGGTCGGCGGTCAGGAGGTATTCCTGCCTGGCGTTCGTGCTACTGACGTCGCCATCTTTTTGTTAAACGGTTCGGACGACGCCGACGTGTCAAATCCTGGCACTACGGCGTCTGGCAAGTTTGTGCAGCAGGCGGTTTCGCCGACTGGCAAGCTTTCAGGTGTTGTCGCCACGGGCGGTTACGAAATCGATTCGACTGAATTCGACTCGAGCCGTACGTACGCCCCTGGCGATCTGCTCACTGCTCCGACCGGCGCCCTGCTGGCCAACGCCGACACTGGCGGTGTGTTAACTAACAACAGCGTTGTGCAGTATGTCAACGCAGTTGTGGGCGTGGTCTCTAGCGGTAAGCACACGAACCACAACGGCGTCAGTACGCTCTCTTTTTGGAGCGTGTATCTGCCGGCCGGCACTGCAGCGACAATCGACTGATCTACCCCTAACTAACTAGGAACACGGAGGTTCCCAAAATGCCCACACAGCAAGAAGTACAGCTGCTCAACGAGACGCTGTTTGAACAGCTTGATACCCCCGGCATGCAGAAGCAGGCCATTGATGCGGTTAACGACTTCACGCGCACCAAGATGCGTGAAGACGGGTTCTACCGGCGGATTATGCCGCCGCTGACCATCACCAACGACGAGCTTGACCGTCAGGTTGACACTGACAAGCCCGTTAAGGTTGTGGACAAGGAGCCCGATTCCCCGGCGGCTGTGTCGCTCCCGTTTGCGACACTTCCGATCAACTTCTACATCCGTGGCCCGCGCTACCGCGTCATGTTTGACCGGATCGTGTCGCCTCGCGCTGTGAAGGACGTTGACGAGCTGCGCACCTACGTCATGGACATCCGCCAGGTTCTGTCGGACAACATGATCAAGGACATGCTC